CATGCCTTCCTTAAAAGACAATGAACGCGAGGACTAGAAATAGTCCCCCTCAGCTAGGTGCCAAACCTGGTTGTAGTCTCCACTCCGGAAATCGTGAGCAGAAATGCAGATTGTCCGGGCCGGCCATCAAGGAAAGTGATCAAGGAAAACTTTCTTTGGTGGCCGGATACCCAGTACGCGCGGGTACGAGTGCGCTACCGGTCGGCGTTACCGTCGATGCTGAGATGTTGTGTGGTCGCAAGGTAGAAGGGCAGGTGTCATCCTTCTCCGCGGAGCCCAACGTTTCGTCAACAAAAGAGTTTGTGAAGAAAAGTGGAGTCACTCTATCACCAAGTACACAGATTGTATTTGATTCGCTTATCTGGCCGATTCTGGCACGGAAAGGGAAATTCAAAACACAAAAGGACTTTGGTAAGTTTGGGAGAAGCGCGGTTGAGTTGGCAAAATGCCTACAGCACTATGAAAGTCGCGATTTCAAGGAGAATACGGAATTGTTCCGAAAAGACTATGTTCAAGACATTGTCAAATTCTTCAATGATACGTTACTTTGTCGTGTTGCAGGGGATGCTACTCTTCCGGGTGAGCCTGCTTGCTACGATGGGACCAAGTTGTACACTGGCTACATTAAGGTGTTTATAGACCGAAAGGTTCTGAAACACGATACCGGGTTTATTTATTCTCTTCAGAAGGGAACAAAACAAGCCTGGCCTGCCTTGGGCTGGAGTAAGATGCTAAGTGCTCTCGAAAAGCACTCGAAGCGTCTCTCTCGGCCTCGGGTTGGAATACCTGATGACTTAAGGAAGATGATTGGTATAGTCTCTCGCGAGACTTTCCAGAACATCGACACGAAGTTGTTGGTAAAATGTTTGCCAAGTGCAGCAGCGTGCTACGAAAGTAGCCGTGCGGATTCCGGTCATTTGGGACTTTTTGAACCCATTCCTCAGATCAAGGATTTGAAGGAACAGATATTCAAAGTTAAGTTGAGGAGAACACGGATCCTCAAAGGGGACAAGTTTATTCTTCCAGGGCTGTCCGATGACCCTGAACACTGTGGAAAGACACTGTGCCATCTCTATCCTCTCTGCAACGCTCAGTTGCCTGGCTTCCATTCAGAAGCCCCGGAGGAGATCGCGTTTAATGAAACAGCCTATGGCTGTAGTGTCTATGGTTACCATGCCGCGGTGGCGCATGCTGTTATACCGTCTTTCTCTGAAAGGAGAGAGGTGGTGACGGAGTATCATGTGATTAATTACTTCCCACTCGGCCGTGGCATTTTGCCGGCTGATATCCTGAAGAAAATTCTATTCATGGCGGGGCTCTGTTCTCTGGGCCCTGATCTTGGTCTCCCACAATTTTGGGACGCCACATTGTATAGAAGATTTCCGGATTTTAAACTTAACGTTCAGAAGCAAATCAATCTCAATTTGTTTTCCTACAGGAAACGTGTTTTTCAAGAATCAGGAACTGAGTTCGAAAGACAGTACCTCGAGCACAAGATTCGTATGCAGTATATCTCAGAATGCCGAGCTTCTCCATCGAACTGTGGCCGTAGTGTTGAACGTGATCTTCTCGTCCAATTGTGTTGCTTTGAAGCAAGAAACGATTGGGCTTGTGATAATGTTCATGCGGCGATGGATCTTTGGGGAGCGGAGCGAGAAGAGGATATAATTGAACCTGAAGACGCTCGCTTGCCAGGTGAAGACGACTATATCTCGACCATTTTGGGTCTTGATCAGTTTGATTTTCATTGGTGGGTGTGCAATAGTAAGATCCTGCGTTGCGAAGGAGGTCCTGTGAAAGGAGTTAATGATGTGTCAGTTGTTGCTATCCCTGAGCCTGGCAAGTACCGAATCATCTCGAAAGGGAATGGTTACGCGAACACCTATGTTCAACCTCTTCAGGGGGCAATGATTGATTGTATCAAAAATGCTAAATGGTCAACTATGCGTGATCAAGATCTCACGGAGCATGTTAACTCGATTTACGGGGAAATGAAGGAGGTTACCAAGGTGATTAGAAGTGTGGACTATGAGGCAGCTACAGATCTGTTAAATGTTGAGTGTACTGAGGCCTGTATTGTTGGTCTACCCGAGGACGTCCAAGGAATCGCTACCAGAGCGTTCGACATGGATGGTTCGTGTGTGGACTACAGTAATTTGCTTAGGGGATACAATAAGAGTTTGAAGAAGGAGAGAGCGGGAGTGAAGAGCGTCCACATTCGTTTGTTGGATGTTCCTTTCACCAATGGCCAGCTCATGGGCCACCCGTTGTCTTTCCCCTTTCTCTGTGTTGTAAACCGAGCAGTGTACCTCACGACATTAAACCGATGGGTGCAGAAGCGTTACGCTCTCCCTATCCAGCTCGCGCCAGACTGTACAAAGGCTGCATGGAGGACAAAGTTCGAACACTGGGAGATTGACACTGATGTCGATACTCTCTACCATCTCACAGTTAATGACTGGGTCAGGGATCAACTCAGTGAGAGAGATCGCCTTACCGAGTTACTGTCGAGGAATCTGATCGTGAACGGTGATGATATGCTTTTCATGCCGCCTGATGAAGAATTTTGTTCAATCTTCTCACAGGTTTCCTCTGCCGCAGGTTTCTTAAGCAGCAAAGGGAAGGACTACAAGTCCGAGCAGTTAGCAATGATCAATTCACAGGTCTTCCATCTTCGGAAAGGAGGGCTTGAGAGAGTTGGTTATCTCAACCAGCGTTTTCTTTTTGGCAACAATGTCAAGAAGGGCGCAACGGGTTCCCAGGAGAAGTCTTTTGACTCTCATGCAGACAGTAGCCGTGCCTCACGGCCTGCTAAAGCGACGAGTGCGTGTACGCCTACCGACGTTGCTAAAGATGTGAACAAGATGGTCAGCCTCGCACCCTGGACAGGGGCTGTTGTTCCAGCTATTATGAGGAGATTCAAATTAAAAAGAAGAGTGAATTGGTACTTACCTCGCCACTTGGGAGGTATTGGCTTGGATCTTAGCCAAGTTCCGTTCACTAGAGTCACTCGTGAGCAGCGTCAATTCGCTGCCGAGTTCGTGGCTCATCCTGAATTTGATCTGTTCTACAAAGTAGGGCGGAAGCTTAATGTTGCAAAAGTCGCGAAGACTTTGCTCAAGTATAGGATGGTACCGTATGAGGAGGGGCCCTTGGAACCTGGGTCCTCTCTCGACTCTAACGATGCATGGTTGAATCGACTCGCTTACTACACTCAGTGTGAAGGTCCCTATTTGGGTGACCTCGACGTTTTTGAACTCCGTCGTAGCACTGATTATAGGTTAAAGCCTATGTCCTTCGAGGGGATTGAGAAATACTGGCGTGTTAACTACATAAGCCAAGATACTCTCCCTTGTCCCTCATTTGGAGTGCTTAAATACTGTTAAGTCAGTTGGGCGTCGATTAACCTTCGGGGTTTCGTCATGTAATCAATCTAAAACGGGCTAACGCTTTAGCGTTCCGTACCAAGTGTGACCGCTGGTGTTTCAAACCGACGCTTTTAGTCGGATCACTTAGCCGTTACACGTAGTGTCTAGAGACTACACAGATTGTCTTTCCAACCGTCCCATGTCACCTTCGCCTTAAGGCTGCAACTGAGTATCACGAAGCTCAGGATGGTGAATGGTATAGGACCGTGGGAGAGTTGTGGCGGGATGGATAGTCCCTTTAGCCGAGGTTCACGCCCGATACTGGCTTACTTACAATTTTACTCTCTCCCTAATGAGTTCACGGAAACAAGTTCACAAACCCAAAAAGCAGCAAAAACAGAAGCAGAAGCAGAAGACAGAAGTGAAAGTGGTGGTCAAAGGACCTCCCACGAGCATGGCTCAACCAAGGCGGATGAACAATTCCCGCAAATTCTGGAAGCTCGAACATTCAGAGTTGATCGGAAGTCTAAATGGCAGTGTTGCTTGGACAAAGCAGGCTGTGATTTGGCTTGGTGCCGGAAATCAAACAAACCTACCCTGGTTAGCTACGATTGCAAGTCAGTTCGAGAGCTACAGGTTTGACTATTTTCGCATCCGATATGTGACGCGCAGTGGAACTCAATCCACTGGAGTGGTCCAATTCATTCCCGAGTACAACATCGAGGCTTCTGGGCCCGCTGACGAAGTCAAGGCTGCCTCCTATTTCAACAGTTTTGAGACGCCCATCTGGCAGAACAATGTGTTCTCTGCCGACCGAAAATCCATGGATAATGGTCGCACGGAGCATTTTGTTGCTCCAATCCCCGATGGGGCCCCCGATCCCGCAGCAAAAGGCTCAATACCTTATTGGTGTGGAAAGGTGTACATCTATACCGAGGGTTGTGCAAACACAGACCCCGTGGGCAAGTTGTTCGTTGAATATGGTGTCACACTCATGACTCCTCAATACTCCACACTTTTGTCGGAGATTAGCACCCTTACGGATGAGTTAGCGCTAACTAGCGCTGACTGGGCCGGCTACATGAAGCCTGGGCCTCCTGCTTCCCAACGTGATTTGTATAGTCCTTTTGGGACTGAACTATCACACGGAAGCACTCAATCCATGAAAGCTGCCTATCCTCTACAACAAGTTTTGGACAATGGGTCTGGCTACATACCTTGGTTCACATTCGAAGGAAGTGATCACCAAAATATCTACTGTCTAACTTTTCCAAAGGTTGGCCAGTACGTCCTCTCTATTCAGCTGTATGCGCTCATTCCAACTGCGCAGATGGGTGGATCAGATCTTCTGCAGTACAATCAAGCAGATTCAATCAATGGATTGACCTCCTGGAGCTTCCGCGGCGATACTGTCGTTACGGCTGTCTCTGGTGGAACCACAACTGTCAATTTCAGTTTCAACGCCTTGGTAAACGTACCTTCTCTCGATGAGGAGGGGTACGGCTTGCTGAGCTGGAACCAACTTGACGTTTTGGACAATAACACCTCCAACATCGTCCAAAATGAGACAACAGGTCTCTGGATCACCGATTCCAAGGTGGTTATCGGTCAGATGACGGTCGCGTATTGTGGTCCTTATCCTCCTTCTCTCTCGGTGCCCGTTCCTGAACGTAAGATCTCGAAGATCCGTTCATCGGCGCGCCTTGGGCGAAAAGTTGAAACCAAAAGGCCTGATTTCATCCACTTTCCCTTCCCTGAGTCGGTAACTGTTGTACCGAACTCCACAGCTCCTCCTTTGAGGGACACTCCTTCTTCCTCCTCGTCCTCCTTTTCCCTACCTATATCTAATCTATCTACTGCTCCTTCTACCCCGCACCCACGAGGCTCTCTTGGACTCTAAGTGCAATGCTGCTATTGTTGACATACATCGACGCTAATACCTACCTATTATTTGAGTATCTTAGGGCTTTCTAAACTGGACAATAATGTCAGTTATAGTGAAAGCGGTCTAACAAGTGGAACTAAAATGCATGAACAGTGTGAAGGTTTGTGGCTTCGGCTCACTTCACTTCTGTTGGAAACTTTGTCATGCTGATGTAGTTGTATCCGACATGGAAACATGATTGGGTGATTATATCGTACCTACTACCGTACCTTCACTTACTGAAGCTAATTTACAGCTCTGGACTGTGGTACCATCTAATATGGGTATGTGGCGTTGGGGCCAATTAACTACTATATAGAGTTATGTTACATTATTTACATTGATTCGATCCTCATAGTGAGACACTCCGTGTTCAGTAATCTTTGATCCCAGGTAAGGGACTGATGAACGACACTCCAGTGCGCGCGTAGGATACAAATCTGTGAATAGTGGAGCAAGGCATAATCGGATTCACGGC